AAAATATCGCACAACGATCCTCTCTCCGTACAACGGAGAGGAAGACGCAAGTCTTTCGGCCCCGGGCCCCCTTGGTGGGGGGCACGAAGCGTCAAGTTCTTGTACGGCCCGTGGTCGAGATTGAGGGATCTCTTCCACTGACCAGCTTGGATGCTTCACATTTCTGGTTGAAATGTAACGAAGCACTAGTCGACAGCTTTACTCTAATGGGTAAGACGTTTGATCGGGTGTTAGTTCCTAAACCTCCGGTTACAGATCTGACTAAGATGGTAAAGTTACTTAAGAATTGGGTGGCCTATTGGCTTCCCCTCTCCCTAGGTGACGATACTCCTGATCAGATTGTTCCCCCCTATTCTATTCTATCGGGTTCTTTCAAGAAGTATTGGAGGAATCGGATGACAGGTAGGGGGAGACGGAGAAAGGTTCTAGTGTCCTGTCTAATGCTATATTCTAAGAGGTTGTTTCCTATGCTTCCGGAATCTATGGTAGAGGAGAAGATAAAGGAGTACGGGGAGAGCTTATCTCGCCCCGAGCCTAGTATTTATCCCTATCGACGTGAGATTGAATCTAGTATTATCGAGTCCTGTAATGAGATAGGTCCCATGGTGGCTGATTTCACGAAGTCCTTTCCCCCCACCACGTCTTCCTGCTACGAGAGTAGTCGGAAGGCAGGTGGAGTTCAGGGTTTCGTTCGAGAACACATCTTGGGAGACCAGTCTATACTTGATTCGAGAGGCTACTCTAAAGTTGAGGACTTAGAAAACCAAAAGTCCGAAGACCTGTTGCTTTGCAACTGGGATTCGGTCTGGGAGGAACTACTTGGTACTCTACTGGCTGAAGCAGAACCCATAATTGATAGTGACAAGCCTTTCCTAGCCAAGGTCGCCGGAATTCCGGAGCCCTTGAAGGTTCGACTTGTTACCCGTCAATCCTGGGTACTGAATCTTCTGAAACCTATTCAAAAGGCGTGGCATTCTAAGATGAGGCAACTCCAGACGTACTCCCTTATTGGAGGTATGTCTGTGTCGTCTGAACTTAGGACGTTGTCCCTTGAGAAGGGTCAGAAGTTTGTCAGTGGTGATTACCAGGCAGCTACGGACGAGATCTACCTACGGTATACTAAGTTTGCAGCAGAAGAGATGTTGAAACGAACAGATATTAAGTTACCCGGGTGGCTTCTCCCTTTCGAGGGTGCCATTCGGAAGCTTGCTATCCGAAGTCTCACGGAGATAGGAGTGGATCTAGGAGGATCATCGCCGATCCCGGTGAAACGGGGTCAGATGATGGGACATATCTTGTCCTTCCCCTTACTTTGTCTACTAAACCGTTCGGCTACCTGTCTCGCTATTCCAAGGGATAGATGGATGCGGATCAACGGGGATGATGTTCTTTTCCCGGCGAGTCCTTCCGAGTATAAGAGGTGGAAAACTTCCACTTCTCATATTGGGTTAAAGTACTCGATAGGTAAGAATTACTATTCCCGCGACGTCGCACTCATCAATTCGGAATTCTACGAGTGGGATAAGGATGCTGGGTGTCTCGTTCGGATTAAGGTTCCCAATGTGGGCCTTCTTGGTTACCAGGTGGAAATGTTATGCCAGGAGACTGGCGTACAAATTCTTCCCTGGGACCAATACGGTTCATACTGGAATGCCTTCGTGGAAACTCTCTCTCCAAATCTTTGGAGGAAGGG